GATTATGTTACTACCATCAAAGACGACCCATCTCCCACAGAGATTGTTTTGTTAGCATTAGCACAAAAAAATATTATTAAAAATATGAAACGTGAAAAATGTGATAGGCCATCAAGTATTCCACAATCTCAATGGGATGATGTTTAGTGGAAATCGATACACTAACTCTCCTGGCATACGCTACTATTTGGACAATCTTTTATTTTTTCTTATCAAACTATATTGCTGAATTAAGCAGAAAGAAATGGACTACCTGGGTACAATCTGAGGAAAGTGATGATATTTTAGTTGAAGCACTCCAGGCAGTAATAGAAGAAATAGAAGAACGAATGCATGACAAACTCCAGGCGTTTCAAGATAGTTTTTTTGGTTCTGTTGGAGCAATGACAAAGAAAGCTAAAGATTTGGATCCAATGAATGGAATTAGAAAAGCTGCAAAAGATGGTGATTGGACTTCAATGTTAGTTGAATATGCAGCTAACAAGAGTGGTTTAGGGGGTATAATGGGAGAGATTAAGCCCAAAGAACCCAAACAACAGACCAAATCATCCGGTAAGTTAGGGCTCAAGTAGAGTTAAATACCCCAATATAACTCGTTTAAAGGCTTGGAAAGGTATTCTATGTCACTCTAGAGTACCTTTCCTTACCTTTTACTTCTCTTATCCTTATCTTTTCTTAAATTAAAAAGGCCAGATAAGCTAAGCAGTTGCTATTATTTTCACAATAGCTTCTTGACATTGTGTACACACGTTTAAGTGACTGTGTAATTTTTGTACGGACCTATGCAAAAATGCCTGTCTGCATAATGTACACTCTCTACGCATTTGTTAGCCAAAGAGAGCCATCATCCATTGCTTCGAGTTCCCATGTTAAATCTTTGTAGTCTTTTAGAAACTCTTTGTTTTGCTCCTCTAATAATGGTACAATGTTCTTTACCATTACAGTAGCGCCTGTTTGCCACTGCATCTTCATTCCACTTGAAGAAAGAGAAGGATAGCCAGGATGTGAAAGTAAAAGTATAGAAACAGTGTACTTTACTCCCCATTCAGTGTCTATCTTTTCTGGCAAGTCTAGGAAACGCAATGTTGCCTTCTCGCCTGCTACCAGTCCCTTCATTTTAGAAGGAGATCCAAAGTTGTATTTTGGGTCACTCATATTGTAAACTAGAAAATGTTGCATATATAGTTATATAGGCTACTCATTTCTGAGTATTCATGGCAGCAAGACGCAAGGCACCAAGACGTAGAGCAAGAAAATCTTTCAACGTCAGTGCAATAGAATTAGGTACAGCTTTATCATTAAGTCAAAGCTCCGGATTATCCGAAGCAGTTAAACAAGGACTAGACGGAAACATTAGTGGTGGATTAGAAACCATGCAAAGGACAGTTATGAGTAACAAAAATAAAATCGTAGGCACTCTAGGTGCTGCATTTGTTGCAAAAGCATTAACAAAAGGGTTCAGCTCTGGAACCTTGGCCAAACTAGGCCCAATCCGAGTAAAAGCATAAGGAAATATTAAACATGGCAATAGTAGTAACAAGAACCGAAGCTGGATTATCAGCAACAACCTCATTCCAGGCAATGGATAACTTAGCAGGAGCATCTGTCTCATCTAGTTTTACCGTTCCACAGAATGTTAGCAGCATAAAGCAAATATCTTTTGCAGTATCTACAGATGGTAACGATGATTTCGCACCATTATTGAAAATCTCAGGTAACGCAATGCGTGATGGAGATGCAGTATTTGCAGGAGCAGCTATCTCACCAGTCGGTACATCAACCGGTGCAGTAAGCAATATGCAAACATACGATACAGATCTCTCAGTTCAACCTGGTAACAGTGTAGAATTGAGCCTCGCAGTAACCACAGCAGCCACAATAGACGCAGCAGCTAGTATTACATTCGCTTAGAGGCTTAACTTATGTTAGGCGGGGGAAACCCAGTAGGTGGAAGCAACCCAGCCGGAACAGGCAGCAGCATAAATTACATTGGTAATCATATGTATGCTAATAGTGGAGTTGGTAGTGCCGGTACAGGTGGAGATTTTGTTGCATTAGACTTTACAAGTGCAGCAAATAGTTACATCATGGCAGAATTGTTTGTAACATATGACGCTGAAGATTTAGCAGACGGTAATCAATTTGGTTATAAGGTATCAGCAGACGGTGAAAACATATTATTTACCAGGAGAGAAGCATCGGCAGCCGATAGAGTAGATAATCCATTACCACACAGAGTTAAATTTGCAATACCCCCAGAAACTAGAATTGTAGTTACAGGAATTAACAATGGCTCAGGTGTTGATTTATCTTTTGTATTAATTGGGAGGGTATATGCCTAAAAAGAAATTAACTAAGACCCAGGTAAAAAACAAATTAAGATTAGCTAGTAATCAAATATATGATCTCCTAACCGATAAATTGGCTTATGGAGATAGTTTAATACCAATAAGCCAAAATAAATTATTAGAAGTTAACAACACAATAACTAGAGCAGCTTCTAAAATGCTTAAATGACCACTAAAATTTATAATGTCGAATTCCCCGCCTGGCTTAATGACAGCAGAACAGTGGAGCAATTACTTGTTAGACTGGTGCTTGCATATCTTACAGGAAAAGAAACAGGGTTAATTTAATGGCATTAGCAGAATTATTCCTGGCGTTACAGTTATTAGATGGTGTAAAACAACAAGATGGCATTGCACCATCTGATACACAAGAACCACAAGACCGTTTTGTTGAAGGGGCTAAAGATTTTATCGCAGGATTAAGAGATAAATGGCCGCCTAAGAGGAAATAATGCCAATTATTGCCATCCCCAAAGACATTGAGTTTAGGAAAGTAACACCTACACAACAAAAAAGCCTGGAGAAAATAATGTCTGACTCCAAAAATAATACTTTACGAGCTGTAGCCATTCCAACTATTGCACTCACCTCATTAGCAATAGTTGGAGCTACGGCCTTTTTGTTTAGAGATCAACTAAAAACATTTGTAGATGAAAATATAGATAATCTAGGCGAAGCAGTTACAGAAAAAGTTAAAGGCGTTGTCACAGGAGCCGGTGATATTGTAAGCGATACAATCGTTACCATTGTAGGCCGTGACGAACCAAGAACGCCTGAGTTTACACCAAGTGGCTTAGGCCCGATTCCACGTTGCCAACGTTGGGAATCTGATTATGTTACTACCATCAAAGACGACCCATCTCCCACAGAGATTGTTTTGTTAGCATTAGCACAAAAAAATATTATTAAAAATATGAAACGTGAAAAATGTGATAGGCCATCAAGTATTCCA